AGTCCCGTCGTGTGATTGTTTTGGTCGTCCGCGTCATGGTTCTCTCCCTCGTGTTTGGATCGCCCATCTCGCCTCACGCTCTCGGGCGAAAGCGCGGGGCGGGCCGGGCGGCCCTGGGGTCAGCCCTCGATCGGCTGCCGAGCGATCTCCTCGCTGTGGGCAACGATGATGTCCGAGGCATCGTTCGCCAGATGCTCGCTGTACGCGCCCTTCAGGCTCCGCCACGCGAGCCGGCTTCCCTGGCAGTCGGCGGCCGAATCGAAAACGAACGAGAATTTCTGCCACTTGATTTTGCCACTGCTCGTGATCGCGACTTTGCAGTTGAGAAATCGGCCGTTGAAGCTGGATTCGATCTTCGCGGCGTTCAATTTCTCGATCAGGCTGGCTTGGTGGGCGGTCATCTTTTTGGCTCCCGTGTTCGTGTTGTTTGTTGCACTCATCATGCCCTAAGTATAGCTATCGGCTATATTGTGTCAATAGCTTGAGGCTATATTTTCTTTCCGATTGCGCCGTAAGTCATTGGAAACAATAGCCTTACGCCCTCGAAAATTCTTAGGATTTCTTCAAAATTAACCCAGAAGGAACGGAGATTTCCACGGAAAGCGACTCCGCCAGCCGCCGCAGCACGGCCAGCGACGGCTCTTTCTTCCCCGCCTCAATCTCGGAGAGGTATTCCTGGGTGATTCCGGCCGCCACGGCTGTAGCGGCCTGGGTCCGCTCCGCGCTCGTTCTGGCCTCGCGTATCGCGTTTCCGAGGGTGTTTTTCGATTTCGGCATATCGAGCCTCCTTTCCTCTCAATATAGCAGTCAGATATATAGCGTCAAGCTATCCTGAATCCCAGGTGTCCAGCGGGCCGGATTCTCGGGGATCTTGTTGCTTTTCGCGCGCGGTGGGGAAAGAATGGCGGGCGCGGGGCGAATGAAGAGAGGGAGGTATTTACCCGATCACTGACCGTAATACCCGGTCCCATGCCGCCGCGCATCGCTCGATCGAGAATCCTTCGGCCACGGCCTTCAGTTTCGCGGCTCGCTCCCGCGCATCGTCTGGCCGTTCTTTCACCGCGCGTATAGATGCCGCTACAGCCTCCGCCGATGCCGCCAGCGGAACCTCCTGCCACAACACGCCATGCTCCTCCGCGATCTCTCGCAGCACGCCGACGCGAGTGCTGACTAGCGGCACTCCGGCCACAGCCGCCTCCATGCCGACTCGCCAATAGCCCTCAGCCTGGCAGAGGCCAACCACGCAATCCATCGCGGCCAACGGGTCGCCGATCTGCGTGGTGTAGGGACGATACAGCACGCGACGCCCGACAACCGGCAGCGGCATTTTGGTTGCACCGTTCCCGACAACCAAGCCGCGATAATTCGCCGGCAGCTTTTGAATCGCCTCGGCCATGAGACCGATTCTCTTCTCCGTCGATAGCCGACCAATGTAACCGCACACGAAATCATCCGGCCCGAAACCGTACTCCGCGCGAATCGCTTCACGCGGCCTGGACGCACGGCAACGCGAGGCGTCAACGCTGTTGTGGATCAGCACCCTCTTTTCCGCTGGAACGTTGCGAAGTGGCTTCATTGCCGCTTGACTGACGGCGACAAATCGGTGAGCGATCTTGCGCGCCGCATCCACGTATCGCTGCGACCACGCCACGTCTTCGCCATGGCAGCAGACTATCACGCCGCCTCGGTATCCGCGAATCAATGACGGCAACTGCGTCATGCCCCACGCGACAATCACGTCAAACCGTTTCGCCCACGCGGCAACTTCGCGGGTTGCCATCACCGAGACCGGCGCGACGGTTCGCAAGGCAGCGAGCGGGCCGTCGAAGACTGACCGGCGAATGCCTCGCGTCACCCCTACCTCGCATCGCCACGTTGCGGCGAGCCCCTGAATAAGCTCAAACGTCCACCGCTCGACACCTCCAAAGGCGAAACACGGCGTCAATAATCCGACACTCGGTTTGCGCGGCGTGACGATGGCCGGGGCCTCGATGGGCTTCACGACGGAATCTAACCTCGGCTCGTGTAGCAGTTGCCTCGCGTCGAACGATTCACCCCTGAAACTTTTGGCTGTCGGGTGTCGGCCATTCGATATTGTGCTGTAGCGTCCGAGGTGCTGGACGAGGCTCGGGTGGTGGACGAATTCACGATAACCCGCCGCGTTCATAGCCGTAACGACAGCCCCATCCAACGACTTCCAGCGGCGCGGCACGGCCTCTCGGTACGGCCGGGCAATCATCTCATTGCGTGCCAAGAGCATCGTCACCGCCTGCCGATCGAACACAAGGGCCACCGCCCCTAATCCGCGCTGATTCGCAGGATACCAGCCGACTTTCGAGGCATCGGGGCAGAGGGCTTGGTTCTGCGGAAACGTGTAGAGGTTCCAGTATCCACGCTCCGGGTAGGTGCACGATTCAAGGTACGCGCGGAGGTTTTGGTAGCAAGTGAAGTCATCCTGGAACACCGCGTAGTAATCGCTCTCCGGCTCTCGAATCAGCATCTCAGCCAACGCCAGCGCCCAATTGCCGTAGGGGCGAATGCGCGGCGAGCGAATCGTGAAATCAAGTCCGATGGATCGGCACCGCTCATAGGTCGCCGTGTTGTCCACACCATCGACAAACAATCGAGGCGGGGGAAAGCCGGCGCACTGGAGGCTTGCGAGCGTGCCGGGCAACAGGCTGTCGAATCGCTCGGGCACGGTAGTTAGGCCGCAGGTCCAGCGTTTCACGGCTTCGCCTTTCGTGCCCTGCGAATCGCGAGCCACAGAATCGTTTTACCTGCGGCGCGGATGAACGGCAGTTTCCGCCTGGTTGCTTCTTCTTCCAACCAATCGACGATTAGCTCCGAGTACTCTTGACACCAATCGGGGCCACGCTCGTCCATCGTTCTGGCGCGGGCATTACAAAGGCAATTCGGATCGGGTTTGATTCCGATGCGACCAAGCAACGCTTTCAACTCCGTTCCCGCGCCGCCTTTCGCTTTGCTCTCTGGGTAGTGTCGCAGAGGTCGTGACTCTTCCTCGACTGCCGGCTTTCGCTTTCCTTTGCCGCAGCATCCATGCCGCTTGACGCCAGTGCGCGGCGCGGCTGGAACGTGCGTTTCGCCCGCGTCGTACAGCACCACTTTGCGAACCACCGTGACGCCCACCGGCTTTTCCGCCAGTGGATCAAGGCCCCACTTCGCGCGATAACGATTGATCTTCGCCAACGGCATATCGGCACGACCTTCGCACACATCGCGCAGGTGGCCAGTAAATTGTTGGCAATCGCCCATCACGCACCCTCTACAATCGTGACTTGCGTGCGAGCGGTGTCGTCAGTGCATTCGAGGCAAAGAAAATTCATTTGCGGGCCATACATAATCACGCCAGAGTCGGCAAGGTACGGATCGCAGGATTCCACCAGTGTGAAGAACGCCTCAAATCCAGACTCGCACCCATTACGAAAAGGCAGCGGTGTCCACAGATGGGCAACGCCGTTAAGCACCTCCACCCGTACTACGCAGCACTCACCAGCCTGAAAGAACCCGATGTAGCCGCAATCGAATTTCACATACCCGGTTTCATGGACATACGACACAGTTTCCCAGTAGGCCAGGTCAACTTCGATTGTGGTACACGAGGCCCCTGCGTAAGGCTCGGAGAAGTCGCCAATCTCTCCCCATTGGCGGAACGTCATCACGAGGTGAAGCGGATGGCTGCCACAATTCTGATAGCACGGTGTCGCCTGCGTGCATGGTCCGGCATTGCAGTCAGGTCGCAAGGCGGACGCGATGAACGCGATATTCAGCCGCGTCGTGCCGGTGCCGGTCTGGTTGGCGAGATCCACAGGGCCTTGATGGCTGACGCTCAAAGTCTCGTTTTCAAAATCAAACTGATGGGTAGCTGTTTCTTTCGTGCAGCGAAACGTAGGGAAGTCGCCGTATGCCGAGACGGCTTGCACGCCGTCGATTACCGGGACAATGTAACAGTCCGTTCCGTCATCGCTCGAAACAATGCGAAGAATCAGCGGGTCGGATTCTGTACCCCATTGAAGCTCGGTCGCGTCCCAGACGAGGTGAAGATTCTGATGGATCGTAGTCCCGTCCCAGTAAAAGACGCAGAGCGTTTCGGGCACACACCGACAACCGCCGCATAGATAATCCCAGCAGGAGCATTCCCCGCAGCGGAGCGTCAGCAATCGGGGAACCTCAAGGCCGTTTTCGTCCTCAATGAATGCGATAAATTCCGCCTTCAATCGGCAACTGCAAAGCCGCTCGGCATCGACCACGATCGAATCGTAGAATTCGCCGCCGGTCTCTTCGGTGTCGAGTTCGGGCCTGATTGTGGCCCGTCCATACTCGTCTTCCTCCAGGTAGAAACGCTCGGTCAATCCCGTTGTCGAGTCCGTGTACTCCCATCCTCGGCTTGTGCCGGTCCCGGTCTCAAGCGAATCGTCAAACCACTCGAAAACCGTGTGCCCGTATTCTCCATCTCCGTGCCGGTAGCCGGTGGCGCAGACGCGAGAACACACCTGGGTACAATCGCCGCATGGAGGATCAAGCGTGATGAATTCGACTTCGCCGGACCCGGTGCCTGTGCCGGTCTGCCATGATAGCTCGGCCTGCTTGCGGATGAACGGTACTTTCCTCCGGGCGTTGTCCACCACGGTCAGATAGCCGAGGCAGCCTTCGGGGCCTGTGACGTTTTCCAGCGTCACAACCGGAACGGAAAGCGATGTGACGGTATCGTGGTCGATCAGGATCGTGGTGTCGAGGTCGGCGGTACTGGTGCCGGTCCCGGTCATCGTGATGTGCCACGCACACACAGTATCGGTGCCGGTCTCGGCGGGCAGGTTGCCGAGTTCGACCACCACGTCAACGCCAAACAGCGAGCCGGAGTAGGTTCCGATAAACTCCGATTCCGGCGCGGTAACGTGTGGCATTGGCACGACGAATTGACGGCAGCACGCGCTTTCCAAATCGTAGGGGATAAATTGGAGCAAGAGCATCCGTGGCACACAGCGCACGCAGTGCTCAGAGTCCGAATGGACAAACACGTAGGGCCGCGGGCGAATATACCGGCACGGATCGCAGCAACAGCAGTTGTGGTTGACCGTGCCCTCGGTTGCCGTGCCTGAGCCGGCTGGAACGTCGCCGGGCTGGTCGTGATACTGCCGGCAATGGATGCTGCCGCGGCATCGGTCGGGGCCTTGGCTGCGATCCTGTACGTCCGTCACGAGTAGACTTCCTCGGAGCAACAGAGGTGCTGAACGACCCAGTAGCAGCTATCAGCAGTCGCGGTGCCGGTCCCTGTTCCCGTGCCGGTCCCTGTTCCCGTGGATGCCTCGCATTGCGACGGCGCGAAGTCGCTTCCGGTTGCCATTCGGATTGCCATCCCCGAGGTTCCTTCAAGGATGTCGATAGGCAAGTTGAACCAGCACGCACTAGGGTCCCAGATCGTCACCTCATCGCCGACGGCCACGCCGGATCCTCCGCAAGAAACCTCAGTCACTTCGGCAACCACGGAAAGGCACTCTTGCGATTGTTCGGACTGAAACGCGCCGACGGCGAGAGTGCGGAAGCGGATAGTAGACGCCGCAACTCCACCACCGCCACCGATTCTCACTGTGGCCCATTGCGTGCCGGTGCCCGTGGCCTTTGCCATGATTTGCGCGACGCCGCTATCGAGCGCTGACAACTGCGTTACATCGCCGTCCAGTACGTCGGCAAAGGATTCCGATCCTGTAGTGAAATCCACCTGGACTTGCGCCAGCCCGAAAAACACCGCACGCCCTTGCTTGCCGTCTGCAATCGGTTCGATCGTGATGCAGAATTTTCCGGCATGGCTTGCAGTCGGAGTCACGCCTTTGAAAACCGGCCGGGACAGAAACGCATTCAGGTTGTCGCCCGGCACGTAAAGAAAATCGTCAATACCCAGCACTGCCCCGCGGGTCACGTCGGCACCGGTGTCGTTGCGGACGAATCGCACGCCGTTGTCAATTGCGCCTCCCGGCAACGCCCCAGCGCTCCCGCGCACGCCTTCGGCCCAGCGCACCACGTCCAGGATGCGATTCCACATCGACGTTTTGTAGAGTCGCGTGATCGGATCGCCGACATTGATTTTGGCAAGATCGTCGGCCATTATGTGCCAATCCTCAGGAGGGCGAAGTTTGCGGCGTCGTAGACCTGCTCGATATGGACGGCCTTGGGTTGCGCGACGTTCTTGTTTTGGCCGATGTCGGCGGCCTGCTCGTATTCGATCCAGAGGTATTGCCAAGCGCCTTTGGCCACGCTGGCGATTGCGTTAGGCGCACTGCCGAAGCTAAGTCCGGTCACGTTGCGCCCTGACGTGAAATGAAATGTAAACTCACATACGTCGGGGTTTGTATTCGATGCCCCGCCTGCAGCGCCGTCGAATCGCACCGTTCCGGCAGTTCGGCCTCGGAAGGTGGCGTTGTTTACCGTGCCGGTAAGAGCTTCTAGCACGTCCAGGTAGTTGAACGGGAAGTTGGACTTCGGCAGATTCTTAAACGTCTCAGTCCATTTTGGATTAGGAACCACCACCTCACAGCCTTCCACGTCGCCATTCTGATTGACGCCGATAGCGCCGACCGATGCCGGGGTAAATGTGCCGGAGGAATTGTAGCTTTGGATATGGGCCTTCGCGTGCGTGATCTTCGCCGTTCCGCCGGTCGTGTCAAAATTGAAGGTATATTCATACCCGCCAGCGTTCGACGGCTCGCGCACGCCGTAGGGGACCGTGACGTACCAGAGGTTGAATCCCTGTGGGTTGACTTGGATATCTTGTCGCCAGAGATTGCCGTAGAAGATTGCGGTGCGGAGCATGGCCTGCGTGCGCACGTAGTCCACGTCCTGCGTCCCCTCGGCCACGAATTCCAGCGTGATGGTACGCGGGTTCTCGGTGGTCTTGCGGGACTCGGGACGTTCGTTGAATTTGAAGGCCATTAGGTGGTTCGCATTAGCTCAAGATTCTGCTGATACATCTTCTCCCAGAAGGCCGCGCCTTTGCGAATCAGTCGCAACTCCGCGACCATTTGTTGACGGGACTTTTGCGCGGTGCCTTCGGCGCTGCCGCCCTGCATCGCCATGGCGGCGTATGACGAGATAGCCCCAGCGGTTTTTGATGCTCCAGCGCCGGCCAATGCGGCGGTGGTTTCGGGTGGCGGTGCGCCGAACGGAGTGCGGCCCGATGTGACGGCGCTTGTGGCAGTCGCCTCGACTTGGGCCTTGGCGGCATTGAATTCCGCCTTTGCAGCGTCGAGGTCCGCTTGGGCCTGGTCGAGGTTGGCTTGGCGATCGGCACCGCGGGCCGTCGCGCCGGCTCCGAGATCCGCTTCCCACGCGGCGCGGTTCTTTTCGATTTCGGCCTTCGAGGCTTGGGTTGCGGCGTCGATCTCGGCTTGGCGGTTCGGTCGCTGTGATCGCGAATACTCGAATCCTTCGCGTAGATTCTTTTGCACGTCCTCAACGTCAAGCCCTTGGAGCTTCGCAATCACCCAGGCGATCGGCTTGGAAATCGACTCCACAAAACTGGATGAGGCCCATTTGTCCCACATCTTTTCGATGAATCCGATCGCCTCCGCCCACGCCGATTTAAGCTTTGCTGTGACGTTGTTGATGCCGATCAGGATGCCGGTCCCAAGTTCGATCCAGAAGCCGCGAAAGCCATCCCATGCGCCGGTCAGCCACGAGATAAGCCGCTGCCACTCCAGCCGAATGAACGCCAGCACCACCTTTGCCGCGCCTTCGATGTCACCCGCCGAGAGCGCCTTAGCGATCGTACTGGCCGCCGTGACTCCATCTTGGCTCACGTTCTCCCATCCGGCGGATAGGTCCGCAAATAGCGATGAGAATCCGCCCGCAATCCAATTGCCGACTTCCACGAGCCGGGAGGAAAGCTGTACGAATGCGCCAGACACCGCCCCCACGGTATCGCGGGCCGCGTTGCTGATTGTATTGCCGCCGAACGCGGCCGAAATCGAATCCACAGCGTTCGTGGCGAGTTCCACCACGCCGGCCCATCCGGTGCGCAGCCACTCGAACATGGCGGCAAATGCCTCGCCTATCACCTGGGCCGATTCAGTGAGGATCGGCACGTATTCGCCCAGCGCGAGCTTCATCAGCCCGACACCTAACGCGGCAACCGTGGCGGTCAAGAGTACAAACGGGTTGGTAAGCACGGCCAGAGCCTTGAGCGAAAGCAACACACCTTCAAGAGCGAATGCCACGAGCTTTGCACCCAGCCCGGCCGTCACGAGCGCACCGCCGATCGTGGTCAATCCAATTGCGGCCAGCGCCACCCAACGGACGAGGTTTTGATTCCGGTCGATGAAGTCAGCGAACAGCTTGCCCGCAATCAAAAGCGTCGGGCCGACAGCCTTGAGCAGACCCGCTAACGCATCTCCGATTGACACGAATATTTGTGTTGCGGTCTGGTGGAGTTTCTTAAACCACCCAAGAATGCCGCCGGACATTTTCTTAAATGATTCTTCCGCACGCCCCGCGCGGGTCCGCATGTATTCAAGGTCGGTCGCAAATCCCTCAATGTCTCCCAACGCGGCAAACGCACCACGCAGCCCGCGTATATTCTCGAAAATCTTAGCGATGTCTTCCGGTCCCGCCCCCCGGAGCTTCTTCATCACGCCGTAAAGCCCCTCGGTGCGGAGTGTAGCGGAGTTCAATTCGATTCCGTATTTTCTCGCCGCCGCAATCGCGCCATCAGTAGGCTTGATAAATTCCTTCATCATGTTGGTCAACGCCGTAACGGCCATGTCGGTCTTGAGGCCGTTGCGGGTCATGGTCGCGATAGCTGCGCCGAGTTCATCCAGACTCAAACCGGCCGCCGCGGCGGTGGCGGTTACTTCGCCTTGAGATTCCGCCAGCTCGGCAAACGTCGTTACGCCCCGTTTGACGGTGGTGAACATGAGGTCGGAGAGGTCTGCCACGTTTTGGGCGGGAACGTGGTAGGCGTTGAGAAGGTTGATAAGCGTCTTGGTTGCCGTGGCGGCATCGGTCATTCCGCCCTTTGCGGCGATCATGGCTTGCCGGAGCACGATCATCGCCTGCTCAGGCGCGATGCTCGCGGAGAGAATATCGTAGAGTCCTTTGGCGAGCGTGTCGGTCCCTTCGCCAAATTCGATCGACATACTCTTGATGCTGGCGGTGAACCGATCCATATACTTGGCCGGTTCGTCAAGCATGGTTGAGATCATGCGCATCTGTTGCTCAAAGTCGCCGGCCGCTTTGCCGCCCGTCACGAGCGGAATGGCCATTGCAGCCCCGGCCTTGGCGAGAGTGCCGCCGAAGCCGACAAGGCTGTCTCCGAGGTCGCGGAAGTCGTTCTTGACTGACTTCAGCGTGCGAACGAGGGCGGATTTATCGGCCCAGATTTTGACGAAACGCGCGGCCCGCTTCTATATCGCTTCGACCAGCCACGGACCACCTCCTTTCAATCTAAGCCCATCGGGTATCACCCGCTCCATGCCCCGCCGGCCTGGAAATGACTCACGATCTCGGTTCGCAATTTCTCGTCATACGGCAGCACGTCGAGGCGCTTGGTCTGCGGCTCGTCCCCAAAGTCCGGCATGATCTCGGCCGCGGGTTCCCCGGTCCATGCGCTTACCAGGCGGGCCGCTCGTTGCCACGCATCGCGCCGCCTGCCAATCGTCATCCAGACGAGTTGCCGGAGACTAAAGGGCCGCGGATCGACGCCAAGGATGCCTGCAAGCTCCCAAATGACTCGTTCAGAGTCGCCGTCACTTTCGCCTCGATTGTCTCGTCCATCGCGGCCAGTTCCTGGCTGGCCTGAATCCGGGCCGTCAGCACTTCGGCCGCCTTCCTGGCGTAACGACTCGCCTTGTTCAGCGCCGTCGCCAGGTCGGGCCGGCGCAACTGGAGGAAAAAACGCGACCACTCATCGAAGAACAAATCGCGGGCGATCAATAAGCCATCGCCGGCCAGCAGCTCGCCAAACGTCTCCGCTGTCAAGCCACGGGCGGCAATTTGCGGAGCAACCAGATGTGCGAGCAGTTCCCAGAATTCGAGTACGTCGAATTGAAGCGACTCGAATAGGCTGCGGTCGGCGCTGGACAGTGGCTTTGTCGGTTCTAATAGATCGTACTTGCCGCCGGAATCGCGCTTCACCCGAAGCACAATTCCAACAGTCAGCGGTTCGATCTCCCAGGAGGTGCCTTTGATATCCGTAAACGCGGCCATACGTTCTCCGTTACGGCGTGCTATCTTCAAGGCTGACAATCGTGATCGTGACGCCCGCGTCCGTGCTGCTTCCGTTGCTCGCGTGCGAGTGAGTAATCACGTTGCCCGTCAGCACGTTGGTTGCTACGCCGCCCACATCAAGGACGTAGGGTTGATTGGCGGTCAGGTCAATTTCCTCGATAGATGCGTGGCTCGAATCCTGGAGGTTAATATGGCCCTTCGCGGTCGATAGAGAATCGGTCGATTCAAAACTGACCGCGAACAACTGAACGGCATCGCCGTCAATCTGGGTGTTAATAACCACTTGCACCGATGCCGTGATGGCCGTTGACTCCGCCGGCAGCACGTCGCCGGCTGCGCCGGTGAACGGTACGGAGTTGCTGCTGACGGTTCCGATGGTTGCGCCGTAGCACATTCCACCAGTCCAATAGATGTCGATGATCTGGCCATCCGTAAGACCGTGGCCCGCCGTCATGGTGAGCGTGCCTGCTGTGTCGCTCGTGCGTGTCGAGAGCGTGCCGGTTTTTGCCACCGGCAACGGAATCGAGGCGTAGGCGTTCGGGTGGTCGCCCGTCCGGGAAATTTGCTTGTTGATCGTGACACCGCCGATCGAGACCGCGATGCCGTAAGTTCCGGTTGCCATGGTTGAAAACCTCGCTTATGGTTTGGTTGTGGTTTGCGGTTCGATCAGACGTTCAATAGCGGGTCGCGGTCTTCCGCATTCGGATCGGCGGTAAAGACGATCGTTTGCTCGCCGCCGACAGGCATCCCGAACTTGTGGGACAGATTGCAATCACCGTCGAAGCCGAGACCGCTCGAATAGGACTCGGTGCGAATGGCAACCGCCGTGCCGGCCACGGACGCGGCCAGAAGCGCGGTCAGCGTCGTGTCGGTCGTCTTATTCAGCATGGTCCACTCAATCGAGTAGGACCGCGCAACGACGCGACTTGTTTTGATCGGCGGCGACGTTCCGGCACCGCGCACGGTCGTGTCACCCTTATCAACGTCGAAAGTCTCGTTGATGTCGCGGCTGTTGGTGATCTCGGTCGCGCCGGTCGATCCCTTCACGCCGTAGTAGATTTTGCCCTCAAAGCCCATCTTGGTGGCCATGCTGGTTGCTCCTTGGTTAGTTGTGAACTTCACCGGCCCAGGAGGCCGCGAAGCGTTGTAGGTTTCGGGTCATTGCCGGGAACATTGTCGGACGCGACGGGAACCGCTGGCCCTTGTAAACGCGCATGCCTTCATGTTCATGGGCCTGCAAGGCGGTCCCGAATCGCGAACGGCGTGGGCCAATCACGGCGCTTTCTTTGGTGGCGTCGTAAGTGATGGCTCGCTTGAGTCTGCCGCGGCGAGTGTGTGGCGGCGTTCCGGTTGGCGATGCGCCTGCGGATTTCTCTACGCTCGCAATCGCCTCCTTGCGAATCGACGCGGCAGCGTGGGACAACGAACGGTAGGCAGCCTTATCGACGGCCTCTATTACCGCTTTCGTGTTGTCGGTTGTCTTTACGGATAGCCCGATCATGCTGCATCGACTCGATAGTCAAGCCGGATGATTCCGGTAAATTGATTGTGAGTGTGAAGCGTTTCGTTCAGGATTGTCACGGGCGGTTGATTCTGTTTGGCGTCAGGAAATTCCAACACGGCATCGGCGTATCCGGTGAGACTGCGAGGCCCGCCCAAATTGCTCGCCATGTAATCCCAAATCTTTCCGGTCAACTTCGCCAGTACATCGCAAGCGTCATCGTCCGTTTCGGAGCACTGCTTTCGGACGGCGATGTCGATCGGAACGCGAGCAACCCAGGATGTGCGTGTCTCTCGCACCACTTCCACCGCTGCCGATTGCAGCACGTCCACACGAAGCGTCGTGTTGCCTTCCAGTGCTACCGACGTGTCCCAAATCCTTTGAGCCGTGAACCCCGCCGCCCAGTACGACGCAAACGCCCCGGCGTCCACACCCGCGTTGAGCGTGTCCACCACGGCACCGGCAACGGAGATTCCAATCTCGGCGGGGTTCATTCCGTGCCTGTTTCCTTCGCGTACACAAGCAGCTCGTAACCGTCGCCGATCTTTTCGTAGACCGGCTTGGACTTCGGCGGCAGAGCCGTATAGACCAGTGCCGTGCCGTCGTCCAGGTATTTGACAAACCGGTCGCCCTTGGCGGGCGCGACACCCAACCCAGCAACCAAGTAATCCGCCGCACGAAGCGTGAGTTTCAACCCGCGCCACGTCTGGCGGAATCCGCGGTCCTCGCTTTCCACTTCCTCGTGTGCGGCGATTTCTGCGGTCAGTTCCGCCGTGTCGGTTCCGCGGCGGAGGATAAAGGTTTCGCCGAACAATGACAACAACGCCTCTACGGCTTGGTCTCGCCAGAGCGTTTCAAACTGAGAGGCCACGAATCACTCCTGCGCGATTTTCTGTTCCGCTGGCTGCGGCTCTGGCGGAGCGGGCTTCGTGACGGTCCAACCGTCCGCGATCAGATCCACGTCAGAAAGCCGAACCGATCCGGCCTTCATCGCCCGAAGCAAAGCCAGCGTCTTGGCGTAGTCGGCCTTGGCTTGGGCCATGGCGTTGATTTGTTCTAATTCCCTCAAGAGTTCGTCCATACACACTTTCTGTCCTGCAAGATCCGGCCGTGGGCGTGGACT